AATGCAACCGATCCTGTATTTCGTTTGCACGTCGAGCCGAGTAGCCGAGGGTGTTGCAACGCCTGATGCTATAGACTTTTATTTCGGTAATACCAAGATTACCTGGAGTGGTGACACGTCAAGCGGTACACTTGCAGGGCTTTTCCGTAAGATTTCCCCGTCCGGCCAAAATCCCTATTACGGCCTGCAATTCCTCAACAACATTGCAGCCGCCGCCGGATTTGCACCCGTCACTATCAAGATGGTGGCGCATATCTCATACGGCACTCAGTCCGATGAGGTGCAAGCCGAATATCCTATACCCATTCAGCACTCAACGGGTAGCAGCTATCGCGTGACGATTGCAGCGGGTGACGATCCCCTGGTAGATACGGGAGGCCGCAACTTCGTGATCACACGTAACGGTGGTAGTTGTATCTTAAAGGCTATGGCCTATCAAGGTGGTAGCCCGTTGACACAAAATCTTTCCTATGTATGGGAAAAGATGGGCACAAGCGGATGGGAGGTTTTGACAGGTAAGACAAGCCAGACTTTGACCGTCTATAGCAGCGATATAACCTCTTATGGTGAATACCGCGTGACCGTCTCGCAGAGTGGCCAGGCTATCGGTAGCGACATACAGCCCGTTATGGACGCATCCGATCCGTTGGATATTGACCCGCACCCAAGCCCCGAAGATGAGGCTATCAGTGAGGACACAAGCGGCAACGGATCAGTGACCTATACGCCAGTAGTAGTGACCAGGGGAACGAACACCAAGGCATTTGATACGACATTCTATTTCGTGATCAAGGATGCAGCAGGTGTTTATCTCAACAGCCAGAGTGACCGCACAACTGACAAGGCGAGTTGTACCGTGACCCGCGCCCACTGCATCCAGGCAGGCGGTGACGTATCTATAACTATCACATCTAAGGACTAAAATTTTCGCTCATGGGTGGAGTAATGAAAACTTGCGTAGTCAAGTTCATACGCAAGGGCGACGCAGGCGACCCGGCAGTTACCTATAGGATTCAACTCCTATCGGCAACTGCCCACGTCGATACTGACAAAGTGATGAGAGGCGCGATCACCTGGAATGTTATCAAGGAGGTTAGCGGCGTAGAGACCTACATTAATTCAAGTACAGGCACACACCAATGTAAGTTGAGTAGTGCAAGTAGTTGGAGCACGGCAGGCAGCAGCGGCAACAACTTCAATGATAACGGGCTGATCAATGGCGTTTCTTTCAGCACGGCAGGCAGTCCGACACACCTGTTAATCCGCTTTGTGTTAGGTGGCAATGTGAAATGTACCCTGGCAGTCGGAATTTCCGTCGATGGCGTGAAGGGTGATTTTAAGAGCATTGTTTTCAAGCGCACTAATACAACACCCGTTTCCACACCGTCAGGAGGCACATACGATTCACCCGTACCGAGCGGATGGAGTGATAGCATACCGTCAGGGCAGGCAAAGTTGTTGGCCTCAGAATGTACGTTCTATGGTGCAGGTGGCAGTAGTGGGTGGTCAACACCCCGCCAAATGACCGACACCGACACCTACGACGTGGAGTTTTCGGACGTTGACCAGAACCCCGGCACACCGTCCACAAATCCCTCTAATTGGTTTGACCCCGATACAGATACCTCTAAGGATTTCACGCAGATGCTTTGGAGGGCTGAAAGGGAGTGCATTAACGGATCATGGGGCAGTTGGACGGTAGTACGCATTAAGGGTGAAAAAGGTGATAAGGGTGACGGTGTAAATCCGAATATCCTTTTGCGCACTATCTTTGACAGGGGAATAGACCCCGTTAAAGAGGCATGGACTTCTAATTGGTCATACGTGGGCATAGACGGTGCAAGCGATACCGTAGTGCAAGGCCGTAAGAGCATCAGAATAAACGCCACTAATGCAGGATCGGACGTAGATTTTCAGCAGAATGTCTATGGCCGTATTAAGGTGAGTACCTGGTACACTCTATCGTTTAATGTGTTTGCCACAGCCGCCTGGCATTTCTTCATCTATAACGGGACTAACAGCACATCGGTTATTGACCTGTCAGCAGGTTACATCATAGACGGTGAGGCCGTTTCAACGAGCGCGATAGATGGAAGGATCGTATTTGCCTCAGAATGGGCAGGCACAAGGCACTCGATTACCTTTAAGACGCGCAGTAGTTTCAGCAATACTAATGCCAACATCTTATTCAGGTGTTTGTCCGGCAAACAATTAGCGATCTGTATGCCTAAGTTGGAAGAGGGCAAAGTGGCAACGGCCTATGTCGCCCACGAAGATGATCAGAAGGGAGACCAAGGCAACCCAAGCACCGTACCAGGGCCAAGAGGCTACAGAGGCCCCGCCTTGAGAGGCCCACAGGATTGGTCACAGATGGACGTAGGTTTTCAGTTCTACAAAGGTGATGCAGATACGCAAGAGCCGTATGAGGATTTTGTGGTTTACAACGGCACTTATTACAAGTGTAAGAAAACCCATACCAAGACCTCTACAAACTATCCGGGCAGCACAGCCGACACCAACAACGGCTATTGGGAACTGACTACCAAAATTGGCATCGTTGCAGCCAATATCCTGTTTGGCGATCATGGCTATTTTGGCAGTGCCATTATTAGCGGTGATTGGATGATTTCTACCAACGGAGAAATAGACGGTACTTTATGCGAGAACGGCGCAACTTTCCAAGGCATTATCGCGTATTCGTTGTTTAATCCTAATAACCCGTCAGGCGGCGACGTGACTAAGTTTAACAGCACATCAACGTACACAATGGCGGCAGGTGACACAACGAAAAATATTACGACGGTGACGTTAGAGGCCGGAAAGGTATATAAGTTAGTTGTAACAGGCAAGGCCGGTAGTTCAAGTGGCTCATACTACGTAAGATTTCGCAACACTTCAACCGGCGCAACGTACACACCTATAATGATTAACGGCACGTCAAATGTAATGCGTAGCGGTTATTTCGTTCCCTCTACGGCAGGTACTTACTATCTGGAGTTCTACAACACGTCAGGACTTACCGGCGAAATCAGCCTGGTTAATCTATCGAGAAAAGATTTTTCGCCGAGATATGCCCTTGATTTGTTGACCGGCGCAACGTATCAGCACGACGGACTATTTACCGGCTTTGTACGTAAGAGAAAAACAAAAATTACATCGTCGAACATTAGCCGATATAAGCGCGATGATATTACGACGGCAACCGTATTGGACTTTAATAAATGCGGTTCTTTCGTTGAATTGTCTACCGGCGTTACAGATACTTATTTGGCGTTTCCTTTGCTTAATTCATATTTGGCGGGGAAATACACAGAAGCGCAAAAAGACGATATTCGCGGATTTATCGGTACGACGTTGCTAATATATAACAAATCAGGTAACACGCTGAATTTTACGTATAAGATGCTATCCGCTCAAACTTTCACGGACACTTTGGCTAATAATTCTTTTGTAGAATTGTTGTGCGAACTTGATTCAGAAAACGGCGACGAAGTAGTATATTGGAAAGAAATTAAAAAAGGTACTATAGTGTAATGAAAACAAAAGTAATCTTTAACGACACTATCCCGTTTAAGGGATTTACTGCAATGTGTTTGTGGCCATTCATCTTTGTGCGCAATAATGATGCAAAGCGTTACAATGTGGTGGTAAACAACCATGAGCACATACACGCAGAGCAACAAAAGGAAATGCTTTGTGTAGGCATTATCCTGGCCGTCATTGGCTATTTCTTCATTGGCCTCTGGGCATTGATCTTTATACCTCTTTTCTTCTGGCGATACGGCATTGAGTACCTTTTCAGGCTTTGCCAATATCGCAATACCGATAAGGCATACAAGAACATTTCGACTGAGCGGGAAGCCTACGCCAACCAAAGCGATCTGGCATACCTGGCAAATCGTAAGCGTTTCGCCTGGATCAAGTATTTACGAACAAAATAAACCCATTAAACATTTTGAATTATGGTAAAACAGACAAAGAAAATCAAGGCCAACTCGTCGAAATCAACTACGACGGTGGCAAACGGTGAGGAATTTGTAAAGGTGGACGTGAACGGCCAAATGACCCTCATTCCCCTGGCTAACCTCAAAACCGCCATTTTTGGTAACATGAACGTCAACGCTATTGAGGATGGTATCTTTATCATGTACCACCGTAAGAGCGACAACTACCCGCTAATGGTCAAGCCTCATAAGTGGGCCTCAACTCAGAGTGGCGGTGAGGTTGCAGACGGTGTTGTAGTAGTTGAGGGTGGCAAAATCCTGGTGGTGGCTCCAACGGAATCTGCCACAAAGTTAACCTGGTCGAGTGCAGCCGTCAGTGGTGGCGGTGTAACTACCTCAGATCGTGTTACGGCCATGAACGATTGGGCAGGCAAGGCCAACACCACGGCACAGATCACTCATGCCGAGGCATCCGGCGCAGGGT